ATTGTGGCTTATGGATATCTCCTAATAATACTAAATCGTGTCCTTCAAATATATTTGTGGTTACATGGGTATTACTTAATGTAAATCCAGCATCTGTTGATGCATTATGGACTGAGCCATGATGTAGTGCAATCTTGAAGTCTCCATCAAATTCATCTGCTTTTATGTAATCAGCAGGCTTATCGAATACCGACATTACGTTAAAGTGTACTCCGGAAATATTATATATACCATTGTCTTTAAGATAATGTAAGTTTTGATGATTTAAGGCGTTAACGATTGGACTAAGGGCATCTAAACGATAACTATTATTTAAGTTGCAATCATGATTTCCTGTAATTATAATCGTAGGTGCTAAATCTGCTAACTTTTTAAAGAATTCTGATACTACACTAACCAATTCAGGCGACATATCTGTTTTAGCATGTACTATATCGCCGGCTACATATATTAACGAATTCTTAGTTCTAGTTTTCTTAATATAAGCATATAACCGCTTAAATACTAGTTTATACTCTTTATGCCTTTTTACATTTCTAACATGTACATCGGCAATATGATATATCTTATCTATCATATCGATTCCAGTTTCTATAATTCGCATAATATTCTTTGTTCCATTAATTCTATCTCACTCATCTGTTCTGTCATGTTTAATATTTCCGTTATTTTTTCAAACCCTAAATCATTAGGATCTTTTCCTGTTATATCTACAAAATATACATCTAATCCATTTGCCATAAAGTATTGTGCAGTTTCTAATGCTTGTTTCCGGGCATCTAAATCTAAACATATATAGATTTTCTTTACACCCTTTTCAACTATTCTTCGTTTCAATGTATTTGATATCGTCTTACCAAATAAAGGTATAACATTTCTTTTGATTGTTATTGCATCAAATGCTCCTTCTACTAATATAATAGGCATATTCCAATTAATATGTAATTCAAACCCTACAATATCTTTAGATGCTGGAGGATTCTTATGTTTATATTTGTCTTCGGTATAATATGCTCGAGCTACAAAATAATTTAAACTACCATTAGCATCATAGCTAGGAATAATTATCTTACCTTTATATGCGCCTTTTCTACAATACCCAATTCTATATTTTAAGATATCATGTATTCCAATACCACGTCCTTTAAGGTAATGTATTGCGTTTCTAAACTCTGGTGACATTTCTTGTAACTCCCATAATGGCCTATATCCTTCAGGTAATTGCAATACAGGTGTATCGGTAGTTGTTTTTGATGGTCTCCATTCAACATCATCTAATAGTTCTACTAGCTTAGCTATCTTCTCACGCTGAACATTTAATTTACGAAATAGTATAGGGAGTTTCCTACCAGCTGCATTACATACCCAACAATGCCAATATTGGGTAACTATATTTACTTCCATCTTCTTTTTATCATGATGACAAAAAGGACAATGAAATGCGATATTATCATTAGAATTTATCTTCCCACGACCCATTACAGATTCAAGAAGACTTATAACAGAGAATTTGCTCATTTGCGAATTAATTAATTATACTTTAATTTCATTATCATTTCAATACTTTCATAATAATGTATTTCTTTAATAAATCAAATAAATAATATTTATAATATGAATATATTAAAAAGATCTCGTATAATCAACCTTTTGACAAGCTTTTTTTCTCATTTAACCAACTTTCCGGAATAGCCTTCTCCGCCCATGGGATATCATGTTTATCACAAAACATTCCGTAGGTAGTTTTTGAGCCTTTTCTGATTTTTGTGTTTGCTGACTGAAATACCATTCGTATATCCAACTCCGGCTTTTGCTTCTTTATAAGTAAATGCTTTTTACGATCCTCTAACACCCACCTGCCTTTTGTTTCCACTAAAATGCCATTTGGTAATGTAAAATCAATTGTATATGTATGTTTAGTCTCCGGCTTAATATAACCGATTACCGTATCTTCATACCCAAATTTAATTTTGTTTTCTTTCAACTGGTCCGATACTGTATGTTCGAATCCACTTCTGTAACCATGTTTGATTGCATTTGCACGCAATTTGGATTTTGATCTCCATGCCATAACTTATTCCTATTTTATATAAATATACTAATAGTCCCAACGAATAACAAAATTCATATCCACATCTGGATTCTTCTGTATAGGTTGGGCTAGTTTTGCTGCTGCTAACATTTCGGCTTTATCATTATATAAACCAATTGTTGTTATATAAGGCTTCAATGTTCCGGATACAAATAATCCTTTTCGTAATTCACCCGGTGGTAAATTTGATTGGGATGGGTGGCACGGAACCCCTACTGTAACAGGTCGATATGTTGTTGTAGGGTTCATTGTAACATTAAATTGATCTTTTGGCACACGTACTAAACATTCATTTTCATAAATTGTATGAGTACCACGATATGTACATGTCCAAGTATTTCCAAATATACCTGATCCGGAATTATATTTAGGTAAATGGGATGATGCAACCGCTTGCCCATTTTTATAAAACACGTTACCAGCAACATTAGTTTGATAACATGACCCGGATAAGTAATGATTATTACCTAACGATGTTAATGCTGTTGAATCAACTGCATAATCATACATTCTTAATTCAGCTATCCGTTGTCCAGCCCCTCCATCAGTAGCCTTTGTTGTAGTATTACCTAATACTACATCTGCAGCATTTGTTGTGAAGTTTGGTAACACGCCATGCGTTCCGCCGGACCCCGTTGCACCATTTACAAATACTTCTAATTTAGATGTTTTATTTCTTACACATATATGATCCCATCTTCTAGGAGATGTACTCGTCCCACTGTTTACTTCCACAGCTTGTATACCATCACATGCTATAAATTTATATTGCACAGTGGTATTATTGGCATTTGTTGTTGATAATATATGGAATGGGGTACGTACTTTTTCTGACTCAAAAACAGCTTTAGAAACTAATGATGTTACAGGATTAACTTCTACAAGCCTCGTCTTTCGTTTCTTATCTCGTTTATCTAGATATGCCTCTTCTGCCATTCCATATTTAGATAAAATCGTTCCATGATTCGAAGTGGCGGATTGTCGGTAATGCCAGAATGATATAGTCCAGTCATCACATTTACCAAATCTATCAAATTTATCACTATGTGGAATTCTAATATTAGTTCCGATAGTATTTGGAATCTCAATAGATAATCCAGAATCGCCTTGATAAGTACTACTAGTAACATGAATACCAGATGTTATTTTAATACTATTAGCAGCTGTAGAAGTATTTATAATAGCATTGTAGTTAGTACTATTTAATTTATATGGTAATGGGCCTGTATATACACCTAGTTCATCACAATCATTAAATTTTCTATACATATCATTTGTTGACATATAAAAGAAGGTATTACTTGATGAGGCAAAACTAGATGTATTTATAAATGGGTCACGTAAATTTCCATTACCATCATCGGCTAGATTTGTTATTGTATTACCTATAGATGATGTAATTTTAAATGTACCATGTTTAATTTTTTCGCCTACCTGACCATATGGTGCAGTAAACATTGAACCTGAATGCCATAAAAATCTGTGTTGTATATCAATCCCTATAAAATCTGCAGCTGCTGCTGGATTATTATTACGATAATATTTATGGTCTATAACATTCCAAACAACATGTTGATTAGTCTTATCTTCAGCATTAACTGGATAATTACGATCTGCTATCCCGGAGCCATCTGTAGCTAAAATATGTGGAGTATGTCTACGATAGACTGCGTTATGACGATAATACCCTGAAGCAGTTGTGACCGTAGAACCTACCTTATAGCGTTTATAAGTTTTTACCGGTCGTTGCTGATAATCATTAGCCCGGATTGGTTGAAATACTGATGGAATAATTGGCATATCATCTTACTAATTTAATTTAGAAGTCTAATTTAACTTTAATAAGAGCTTCTCTAGTATAATTTTTTAATAATGGTTGAGATAATTTCGCAGTTGCTAACAACTCTCTTCGTCTATTATATAATCCTACTGTTGTAATATATGATTGAGGATCATTAATAAATGTATTGAAAAATAATTCACCTAATGCACCTGTAACAAATGACGGATTATTTGAATAATTATATTCTGCATTCTTAACTCTTACAAAGTAATATGTAGATTTAACTTGTTCGGACGATCTTGCTTGTATCCCACCATTTGTTCCTGCAGGTGTCATATCATCTGAACTAGATATAGAAGTAAATAATTTCATTATGTTATCACCTTGCACCCCTGATCCTGTTACGGTACCAAAATTCAAACCACCAACGGCAATATTTGTATTAAGTTTTTCTCCATTCAAAATTACAACACCATGTTGAGGATATAATAATCCATATACTCTTGGAGTAGCAGGAGTATATATAGAAACACCTTCATCAATTGAACCAGATACTAAATTATATACTAACCCACCTTCATTAATACTACCACCAGATGATGTCGATGAATCATCTATAAGTTGTACTACCTTTCCTGTCCCTGCAACCTTTACATTTGATCCTGTATTTGAAGCATTCGCAACACTCTTACCTACTGTCCCTCCTGCATATGAACCAGATAGTTGAGATAATGTTAATTCAAAATTTCCAGGATCTAACTTTTCTCTTATCCTAGCACGATTGAAGTTTAATACATATATCTGATCAGTATCAACACCTCCTATTGTAAACTTTTTATCATTAGGTGCTAATAATAACTGTGCATATTGTTTATAAATAGCTCTCGATGGAGTATCATTATTCATGTTACCTGTTAAATCTTTTGAACCTGACCCATTATAATGTCCCCACGTCATAGATAACTCAGAATTTGCTGTTCCGGATACCTTTGGGTCATTAGTACTATGTATTTCTTGGAAATATGTTTTTTGGGTCGCAGTTAAATTGGATGAAGTAAACATTGTTACTAAACTACCTGTATTACCTGCAAACAATCCCCTTGTTACTATTTCAACATTGTTAGGTAGAACGTCATCAGTAGGATCAAAGCTAGTAAATATACGCCCCAATCTTTGACGAGCCTTTGCCTGTTCACGTTCTCTAATGATCTGATCGGCTAATTGTCTTGCCAATCTTTCTACTTGACCAGTTGCAGAAACCGGATTAAATCGTCTAAATTTAACCGGTCCTCTATTTCTACTTATTCTACTATATCTTGCCATAATTTATTTCCCTTTATAATGCACTTAATCCAACAGTAGCAACTTCAACTTTCTTAACTGTTAATGTAACAGAAGCTCTACCACCAGTCTCATTACCTATAAATAATATTGTAATTGTTCTATCACCTTTTAATAATTCTTTAGCACTAATTTCAAATTGCGTGCCGGATACAGTAATACTTTGAGCTGCTTCAGAGTCTCCAATAAATTGAGGAACAGATGCTGCTTGGTTTCTTGCACCTCTTGTTGCAACAATATCAGCTACATCAGAATCAGATAAAATTGCAGTATATCCAAATCGTCTATTTCCTCCACCAAAATTAACCGTTGATGGTGTAATTGTAGTGCTTTCATTTGCATTCAATTCAATTGTTGTTTGTGCAACTCTTACTACAGGTATACGTGCAGTCCCTTTTGGTAATGTTACAAGTTTATATTTTAGCATCTGAGTCTCATCTGCCAACGCTTCAACGACTGGCATGTTTTCAATTGCTGCTCCATAATATGCAGTCCCTAGCGGATGGTCTGGATTATATAGATCATAATCTACTTCATCATCTGCCAATGCAAATTGTGTTATTTTAAATTCATCTCTACCTCTTGCTAAAAGCTCTCTGCCTTTTTTAGTAAGAATGGCATCAACTGTAATTGTTGAATTATTTAAGTATCCCATTGTTATTCCCTTATTCTTTTTAATAAATATGCTTACGCATAGGTTTATCTAACTTCTAAATTACCTGGATTTGTCGCATTAGGCTGATTATTATAAACTAATGTATTAGGATTAGTTTCAAATACTTCAATTACAGGTTTTCGGTCAAGTGCATTAATGGTTGTTGCAATATTAATGCCCGGACCTTCTATTCTACATCCAGCAAAACGCTGGTTCTCTGTCATTTGGAAAAAATCGTCCATATAACCAGTTTCGGCCATACTTCTCGAGTAATTCCATTTACTCGGCAAACCTTGTCCATTCGATCGACTCAGTTCGCCCATGTAACTTCTTACTTGTCTATTTTTTAATGTACTACTACCAGAATAATGTAATACATCTGATTTATAAACGGTACTAGGTCGTTGATTTAATATAACACTACCGGTAGGAGAATATGTTAACGGGGATAATGTACCTGTTATCTCCATTGGTAAACTAGCAGCTGCTGCTCCAACTGGATCTGTTTTGTAAGGAAACAATGTATATATGTATTTATATGTTGTCCCTTTATACGGTTCTCCTAATGAACCTAATCTATCCTTCCCTTCCATATGTGCTAGGAAATTCCCGGTATCTGGATAACCACTTGAGCTTTTATGATACACTGATACAGCACTTATATCTTTATACGGCATACTTACACTAGCCGATAATGGCAACATTGTACTACTAGCAGTAGGTGATGGCGACGGAATAATAACATCATATTGAGGATTTGTTACAACTGGCCTTTTTGTCAATCTAACTTTTGCTCTCTCTAACGCATGTGGTTCAATTAATAGACCCATTGCCTCATCAACACGTTCCGGTAATAATTGTTTTATTTGATTAAATAATGCATAATCAAATTGACTAAATATTCTTAAATACGCATTGATATCATTTTTATCAGAATACTTTTTCCAATACTCTTTCGAGAAGTTTGTTAAATCTGGATAATCAAATGTTATCTCATGGTCTGGGTCACCGATAAAATCGTCTAATGCGACATCCCCAATATGATTAAATATTTCTTTATTAATCTGATCTGCCGCTGAATAAAACAATCCTAATCTATTGGTATCAATCGGAGCACGATCAAACCTAGACCTTTCACCGGAAGACTTAGGTGACAATCTTCTAACTAATTCATTTCCTTCTAATCGAATCTTTTGTGACCTAGGGACATTCCCACCTAATGACACACCTTGAATATAATATGTTTCTTCATATGGCTCATAATTGCCACGCTGTATATTGGTAGGAGTCTCAAACCCGGATGCAGTTGCATATGTATTATTCCCATCCGGATATGGAGGAGAAAAATCTGTTACTGTTGAATTTGGGTGACTCGATGTTATAAATTTGTTAGCAGCAACACTATGATCAATTGCATTCAAATCAGTTCCAAATGGATAATGTCTTACTAATGTATCATATGACGATGTTGCAGATAATCTAGACACATATGACGATGGATTGGTTGTATGTAAATCAAATGCTGTCTGATCTAGCACCTCCATCCATTCTCTATATTCTTGAATCGATCCGCTATAACCAGTACCTAATGGAGTTAACAATGAACTCCCAGTACTTCCACCTAATACTAAGTAACGAGTACCATTTTCATTAGCCCAACCATTCTTTACATTATTTGCATTTGATGCATTAGACCCAGACCCTATATATAATGACCCAGATGTTCTATGTACTACTTTATCCGAAATATAATCTGATGCTTTCTGTGTTTGGAAATAAATTGTTGGCACAGTTGGTGTCGAGTGACTCGCTGTAATAAATGGATATGCTGTCCATAATCTTACATTCCAAAATTCGCCGTCATATAAAGGCTTCCAATCTGTATATGCATTATGTCCGGACGATGCAACATCACCTCCTCGACCCCTCATGGTAAAGAATATTCTTCCATAACTATCACTACCAGAAAATGAACTTGTATACTGTACTCCTAAGTTCCAATGAACATTACCAGCATTCTCTCCTTCATGTGATAACATAATCATTGATTTCTTCACTGCCGGCTTATATCTAAATTCTATAGTATCCGGTGGTCTTTCATCATATGATGTTGTTATAAAATTAGGAGATGCATTTAATGACTTATTATTTGCAGCAGGTATTCCCCATGTCGATATTGAACTGGAATAATGGTCTCTAGGAATTTTAATAGTCGACTTACCAGCACTCCCAGAGTTAAATTTTAATGCATAATTAAATCTATCTTCAATTAATGTTGGAGAATCTTCATCTACCTTCGGCCCACCATACTCTCTAATAGATAGGAAAGTCTGAGGTATTCCATAGGTATTCATTAACGCTTTGATCGACCTTGCAGTCCCCTTCGTTTTAAGTAAATATGGTAGGTTATTCACTATTCTACGCCATACCTCTGTTGTTATAGCTTCATCTGACTTAGAAAACATCGAACCTGTTTGTGCAATCTCTCCAGCGCCAGTTACACCTAATTTATATTGCCATAGTTGTGAAGCCTGTTTACCATTTTCTAACGACCATCCCATTGATTTAGCGACTTGGTATAAAGTATCTTTACTTTGACCTAACTTAGGATGTTCTTCTGGTTTATATACTTTAGTTAAATTTTCAATATGAGTATATAAAATATCATAATGGTGTCCGATCATATTTACAAATAATTCATATTCGCTATTATTGCCATCCAATCTAATATGTTCTGGTATGGATCTCATTAATGAGTTATTATTTTCGGAATCATAAAATGATGCAGATGCAATAGCACTACTATACCATGTCTCTGCAATACTACTAGTTGTTGGATGTAAATAATATTTACTACCAGAAATATACTTAGGCCATGATGATATCCTATATGTTTTAGCTCCTAAATAACCCCCTTCAGCACGATAAACTCCATCAATATTATCATCATTATTATATACAGAAGCATGGTGGGTAAATAAACTACTTGTTGCGTCATTATGTAACCAACGTTCATATCCATCAAAATTCCCAATTACCTCATCACGCCTTTTTGCATTAACTGCAACATTTCCTTGAAGGGAATTTGCATCCGCGCCTGTTGCATTATTTAATGTCTTAATCTGACTATTGTAATATTCAATTAAACCTAATTTATATTTGAAATTCGTAAGACGTTCAGTCGCCGATGAAAAGTGTATAAAATTCTGAAACCCACCATAATCAATATTGACCGCCGATCCCATTGAACCAGAAAATATACGATCTACAATCTGTTGTGATGTGGATGTATTTGCATCTAATAATTGATTCCATGAATTGAAGTCTGTTTCTGTTATAGTACCCCTTGTTATATCAATATCAAAGTTAGGGCCTAATAACTTCTTAGAATCTTCATCAGTATACCCTGGGCCAGCTAAACTTATATTATCAATATAAGCATCTGATAGCTGTTCAATTGTCCATAATTTCTGTTTTACTTCTACATCATCGGGGAGTTCCTTATATAATCGAACTACAAAGTCATTTTCACCTAACCAATCTTTTTGGTTGATAATTTTAAATATTCTATTTTCACCTATATTAATAGAAATGTCATCTGATAAAGGACGTTCTGTTACAGAAAGTATTACTGGATTTCCATCCTCATCTAGAATAGTAACTTCATTACCTTCTTTATCTAGTTTAGTTTCATATACCTTATCGACATATGCACCAGTACCAAAACTATCAATATACTTATCAACATCTATTTCCGCATTAGGGAAAGCTTGAATCCATAATTCTCTACGATCCTCCGAAATTTCTTTAATATAAAGTTCTTGGCTTTCTTCCGAACCTAATAAATCTTTATATACATTAATAACAACTTCAAACTGGCCACGTTCAATACCTAATGATTGGCATGCCTTTCCATAATTAATATGTACCTTATCTTCAAGAAGTTCAAAGTCGTCTATCCTGCCTCCTGCTATGTAATTAGACTCTGACCCAATTGTATATAGATGTAATTCTACAATAGGACGTTCATCAGGCACGATATGTTTCACATCTAATTGAAGAATATCTAAATCCTCTTCATTCCAGACCATGCCTCGAACAACTCCATTTGTTTCTTGTATTTCCTTTATATTTGAAAATCTATCTAATGCCATATCTTAACCCTTAAACTTTTGGTATATAATTATCAAATTTACATCCAGGTACATATGAATTTAGAATTGACATAGGACCTTTTGGCCATACTAGACCATATTTCCTACTCCTCTTCCATATATTACCACTTGTATAAACTCGTTTTCGTAAATATTGAATTGCATTATATTGGCCTTTCAATTTGGTTCTTAAGTATCCATCTATCTCATCACGCAATTTAGTACCTAATTGATACAATCCAGAGTCATTAAGCTCATCACATAATGTTTTTATCGTTAATAAAAAATCATATATGTTTTGGAATTCTTGTACCTCCATTGCATCTAATAGTTGTTGGTCTAATTCACCCATTTGATCATGTAATGTGTCAATTGTTTTTGCTAGATGCGGTATTGCAGTATCAGCTGCATCAGCCGCTAACTTAAATCCTTCGATTGTACTATCTACTTCGTTTAACACACACGCCTTAAAGTACCAAGTATCATCCATAAACCTCCATGGAGGAAGATCATGTTGATCAGGCTCTACTTCCCCGGCTAAATGATCTATTAAGAAGAATGCACCTACTAATGCAGCAGCTCCAATTGTAATTGGGTTTGTTGCCATAGTACCTATAAGCGATCCAAATGAAGGCCCTGTGGCGACGATGGGAACACTCATCAGTACGTTTCCGGCAAGCGATGCTGCAAATGCTGCTTCTCCTGCTGCTGCTGCTGCTACGCCTATCTGACCAACGAGGTAAACACCTGCCCCAGTTGCAGCCGGTACACCAACTGCTAATCCTGCCTTTGCTCCACCGGACATCCATGCC